ATTTTCAGAGTCCTTAACAAGATATACAATAAATGGTGGAGCTGGACTTCTTCCTTCTTCAAAATGATGATAAGCTACTGGCAACTTTGATTTTATTAAAATGTTATAGAAATCTTTTAATGTCATGAAATCCTCACAATCTTTGTCTCAGCCTATCTTCAAGTGACTTAACGGCACTTTTTTCAACGATTTCAATATGTTTTTGCCCTTCTACTCGACCACCATTTTGTCTAGCGTGACCATTTTCTAGGAGATGAGTTAAGCCTGGTGTTCGGTTATGAATGGTTTTTGTTAAGCCTGTAGGACTGTCACTTGTTGACTTGCTTTTCCAACCTCGTGCATACTTACCAGTTTTTCGTGGAGAAGAGATCTTTAAAGTATCTACAGCACTGTCTGTTACTTCTTCTACTACCTCTCGCATTGCAGATGTCGTCTCTTTAATGTAATCACTCAACTCTTGATCAATTACTTTCTCCAACTCATCCATTCCTATCCTGTTCATAGTCATTCTCCTTAGTTGCTACAATATAAATCAATTGCCTAGGAACGCTATCGCCATCAATTGAATCTACTGTAAAGTAGGCGTCTCTGTACTTTATCCTAGTTTTTAATGAACTTAGATTTAGTACCGCTTTGTCGTACCTTAGTGTAAATTGAATTTTGTTATAAAGAAGTTTAGACATACTCCCCTCATTTTCTGTCAAGGTCAATGGGCGACTAGAACACCATCTTTGTAAAACCGTGTTCCAAACTGAGGATTCATTTCCAATTTCATCAACCACAATTTTACGCACTTCAAATGTAAGACGGTCACGTAACGGAGCGATTTTCATCAAAAAATATCCTTCCTATCAGCTAATAGTAGGTGATATAACATTTGTTTTAACTCTTTATAATTAGCTGTTTCACGGTGTTCATAAAGATAGGCAACCCCATACAGGATTGCCATTCTTAGAACCTCACTGTAAGTATTCTGCCTTAATGTTTCTTCACAGAGTTTTTTACTCGTATCAATCAATTGCGTAATCAAGTCATCTTCATCTGTGTTTTCTACCTTAAGGTAAAGTTTTGCTTCTTCTAGACTTATCATGATTATTTTGCTTTCACAGTTAAAATTTTTACTGCTTCTGGTAATACTAATTTCCCATCAACACGTTGAGATGCAAGAAAACCAATTTGACCATTATTAGCATAAAGTTCATTGAGACGTTTAAAAGTACGTCCTTGGCGGTCTGCAATCCAGTAATATGAGAAATCTCCAAATGCAATGGCTTTATTCCCCTGTTCAGGTAGAGGTGCAAAGGTAGATGTATAGTATGGACGGTTAAGAATTAAATCTGGTTGTCCAGCTTGTGTAGACGGTTGCCAAATATAATTTCCGTTATTGTCTTTCAGTTTACGGATTGCTTTGACAGTTGTATCATGAAGAATCCATACTGCATTTTTACGATACGGAGCAGGAAGAGAATGATACAATTCAATCATGTCATCAAACGTAATGTCTTTAGTCGTCGTTGTAGGACCAGTAACATTTGCTTGGGTAAAGATTCCTGTTGGTTTCTTTGAGCCATCTCCAATAAGGAAGGATTTCTCTTCTTCTGTACCAATACGTCGTGCAAACTCACTAGTCATATAGGATTCTAAATCAAATACTGAGTCATTTAACAATTCTTCTGAGATTCGAATAGCTGTTCCAATCTTATGTGAATCAAGTGTTACTTGACCAAATGTCTCATCAGTTTCAGGATAAAGTCCATTTTCATCCATCCATGACGCAGTTCCATGCCCTGTAACAACTGGAATCTTCCGCTCTCCACTTGATGTTTTAATGACGGTTGCTAGACTTCGGAAGAAATTCTCTTCTTGAAGACCTTGAACTAGTTTTTTCTCATACTCATCAGGTACTAAATGGCCACCCTCTGTATCTTCTCCAACACGAAGAACATCCTTAACATCAAAGAAATTACGCTTACGGACATTCGTCCAAAAGGTTTTGGAATAGACATCAGACTTAGTTCCCTTCTTCTCATCTTCTACCTCACTATCTTTTAAGACAGTGGTAGGCTGTCTTGTCAAAGCCTGAGAAGTTGGTTGAGCAAGTTCTAGATCAATCTTTTCTTGTCGTTCTAAGCGAGCGATTTCTTGATTATAGCGATTGATTTTACTTTCCATTTCATCATAGCGTTGAGAATCTTCTTCTGAGACTAAACCATCTTCAGTTCGCACTGAGTCTAGGAAAGTTTTTGCTTGTTCCCAAGCTTGATTTCGTTTTTCTTTTAATTCAAGTAATTTAGACATAGGTTAGTTTTCCTTTCATTATTTCAATAAATCTAATCGTTTTCTTAACTGATTGAGAGGAGTCGTTGATAAAGGTTTGTAGCTATCTATTTTGGCTTGAAGTTTAACAACAAGGTTATGATCCGCAGTGGCTCTACTAAATGAATAACTGCTAATTTCTAGCTCTTCTTTAGGTTCATCTTTATCGAATAGAATCTTGTCCGCAAAGCCAAGTTCAACTGCTTTTCTCGCATTAAACCATGATTCAGAATCCATTAAATGTGAGATTTTTGCCCTAGATAATCCTGTTCTTAACTCATAGGCATTCACAATGGACTCTTTGATTTCCCCCAACATTTCAATAATCTTTTCCATATCTTTTGCTTCACCTTGTGCAATCGTCCACGGATTGTGAATCATCATCATTGCAACAGGACTCATGGATACTGTTGTTCCAGCCATAGCAATCACACTGGCAGCACTAGCGGCAAGGCCATCAATTATGACATGCACATTTCCCTTGTAATCCATCAGCATGTTATAGATTTGTGCTGCAGCAAAAACATCACCCCCTGGACTATTAATCCAGAGGGTGATATCACCTTTTCCTGCATTTAAATCATTTTTAAAGAGTTGTGGAGTAACTTCATCTCCAAACCATGTTTCATCAGCAATCTGTCCTTCAATACGAAGAGTGCGAATATTCCCTTCGTCTGAAAAACTCCAAAATTTACGCATCTTCTTCCTCCTTTGGTTTTTCTTGAGGTTGTTCAATTGCCTGTTTTGTCATAAAACCACCAGCATCTTTTAATTTAGTCATATTTCCGTTAATCAAATAAAGGTTTCCTCCTTCTTCATCTGTTAAAAGATTTAAATCTTCAAGTTCTCGAATATCATTTGTAGATAGCCAGCCATTCTGTCTTGCAATAGCATACCCACTCATACGACTTTGATAATCTCCACGTAATAAACCATCTACATTGAACTTAACAAAGTACTTCTTCTTTTCTTCAGGTAAAAAAAGAGACCTCTTGAAGGCCTGTTCTAAACGAACTACCCAAGGGTCTAATGTGTATTTTACAAACTCTAGTGATTGTTGCTCGATATTTGAAAATGAAGATTTTTCTAAATCACCAATCATATGTGGTGGTATCCTATACAAACGTGCAATCTCATTGATTTGAAACTTCCTAGTCTGTAAGAATTGTGCTTCTTCTGGTGGAATACCAATTTGAGTGTACTTCATCCCTTCTTCTAGAACTGCAACTTTATGTGCATTTGTTACACCGTTATAAACCGCATTCCAAGAATCACGTACTCTTTTTGGATCCTTCAAAATCCCTGGATGTTCCAATACACCACCTGGATTTGCACCATTTTTAAAGAATGATGCTCCGTAATTCTCTGTAGCCAAAGTCATCCCAATTGCGTTCTTTGCTAATGCGATGGGAGAATAACCAATCAATCCATCAAAACCAAGTCCTGGAATGTGAAGGACATCTTCTTGTTTTAAAATAACACTGCCCTTATCCTTGAAATTTGGATTTTCTTCGGTCTGACGTTGATATTTGTAGTAAAGTTTCCCATTTTCATCACGGTGTACTGACATTTTATCTGGTAATAAGGGATATAAACTGATAACCTGACCACTCTTATCCCTTATGATTTGAATATATGCATTTCCCCATATCAAAAGATGAGTCATCAAAGTTTCACGAAAGACAAAAGAAGACATCTCTGGATTTGGTTCATCGTGAAGCAAGAAATAAAGAGGGTGTTCAAATTTTTTCTCCCTCCCATTAGATGTTCTTTCATAAATGTGAATGGGTAGAGAGGCGACAGCTTCAGCTAATATTCTCACACAAGCATAAACAGCTGTAGTCTGCATGGCCTTAAACTCATCCACATTTTCTCCACTAGAAGTTCGTCCAAAGAGATAGGAAAAGTCCTGTCCCTCATAGCTATTACGCGGTTTATCTCGTGATCTTTTTCTTCCAATAAATTCTAAAAATCCCATCTAATCCTCCATTTTTGAGTACAATAAAAGCACCTCTTTTGTGAGATGCTTTACGAATTAAAATTGAATTTACTTATTGAATAACTTAGCCCAATTCTGCTTGGAATTTAAAATTCTGGAGACATAAACCTCATATTTGTCGATATAATAAAAAGCTAAGTAATTTT